CGGTAATGAGAAGCTGCCCTTCGACGTCGATGGCCTTGAGGGCCCCAAACTTGACCCGGGCGACGCTCGAACCGTTGCGGCTCGCCTCGCAGGCTTGTTTCATCTCGGGAAGGGTCCAAAAACGTTCATCGGCCGGCCGAGCGGCCCACTGAGACGATGCGGCATGCAAGTTGTTTGACATGGGTTTCTTTCGTTGGGGGGATGATGCGGCATCCCGTTACCGTCGCGTCGGTTGACCCGTCGCTCACTGCCCCTGTTTGACGAGGGGCAGGGGGCGAAGATTCAAACCCCGATCAGGCGCCCTCTGGAGTCGACGCGAGGGAGGGCTGCGATCCGTGCCTCCTCGGCGGCTTCCTCGGCTGCCTTGACCGCTTGATCGTGCTCCTCACGGCCCTCATAGATCCGCTTCAAGACCCACGCGGCGAGGCGATACTGTTTTTCGGCCTTCCGAGCCTTCGCAGCGTTCTCGGGACCACCGTCGCGCTCACCTGAGAACCGGTTGACGTGACTCGAGGGGCCCTTGGGTTGCCGTTGATGAGGTAGACGACTACGTCAAGGATGTCACATCGACTCGAGCCGACGGCCGGTTGATGCGTCACATCGCGCTCGGTAACCTGGAACTCGTCGGCGCGCCCCCGAAGGCAGCCGATCAGGGTGACGCCATGGGCCCGATCAAGTTGCCCCTCGGACATCCGGACGATCCGCCGAGGGCCCGACGATGAGCCTCGAATGGCATCGGGTCAAAAACAGTGAGCCGTTTCCCGACGCTTACTATGCCTACGTCGAGCCCCTCCCGAGCTCCGCCCGCGTCTCGCCACGAATGGTGGTCGCGCCGATCGGCAAACGGTGGGGCCTTTTCCACGTCGTCGAAGGGGCACCACTTTGGTGCCTCAGTGAGTGGAGAACCGTTCGCGCCGCGAAGGAAGCGGGTGACGCGTGGGTCGACAATCGGAAGGCTATCGATGCCGCGACGGCGAAGCCATGATCCCTGACGAGCTCTGTCCCGAATGTCACGGCCGTCCTTCCCTCGCTCTCGTGCGACGGACCCACAACACCCGCAAGTGCCTCGAGTGCGGCCATCGGTGGAATGAGGAGAGGCAAGAGCCGCTGTTGGATCGGAAAGGATGGGTGAGACGTGGGTGAGCTATCACATGTCATCAAAGCGCGTGCCTTCGCCGAGCACCTCACTAGCGAAGTGTTCCGAAAGGTCAACGCGAAGGCCCGAAAGCGTCTTTTCCTTACCCCGGAGCGATTCTCTGCGATGGCCGCAGACTTTTATGCAAGGGGCTACCTCGCACGCCATGAAGAGCACCTCGCAGAAGAGGACCGTAAGCACTGCTTAGAGATGGCCTCAAAACCGCCCCGCTAACCCCTCTCCTCCCCACCGCGCAACGCCGCAAAGCGCCTGCAATGAGCTAAGGCCTCCCGAGGGCCCTAGCCACACTGAGAGCTATCCTGGCCCGAGGGCCCAGGCCGAAGATCCCCTTGAAAAGTAGGGGGCCTCGACAGGGCCCCCATCGAGACCTAAAGTCTCGCTACGAGGTGGTATCACCGAAAGGCGAGCTCATGATCGGCAAATTCCCTAATGATATCAAGGACTTAGGACCACTCCCGGCCGTCGGGTTGTCGGAGTCGACTCGGAGGCCCTCCGAAGGGGCAAAGCAGGCCGATAGCACCGACGCTGGGACGGCTTCAATCGTCGTAACCCCGAAAGCAGACCTCTCGAAAGCCTTCGCCAACTGGCGCGTCGACATAGCTGAGAGCTTTATCGCCCAATTCGGGAGCATCGCGAGTCAACGTACGATGCGGCAAGCGCTCGAACGATGCGCACGGCTGCTCGGGATGCCGTACGAGGGCCTTCCTTGGCACGAATTGCGGTTCGAGCAGACATCTTTCATACGCGGGCGCTTGCTGGAGCCTGGTCGCTACGAGCGCGCAACGGCCGCATCAACCCTCGCGGCCCTTCGGGGGGTCCTCACGCACGCCTACAACCTCCAGCGCATCTCAGCGGAAGACCTGAAGCGCGCGACGACATGGCAAAAGCTCCCCAAGTGGGAAGGGAAGCTTCGAGGGCGCGAGATCACGCAACCGGAGATCGACAAGCTACGCGCCTACTGGGGGGCCCAGGATGGCGCCTACGGGCTCTTCCTCGCCGCGACCTTCGGTCTGCTCATGGGGGCCGGCCTAAGAGCGTCGGAGCTTTGCCGCATGGCGGTGGGGGCCTACGACGGCGATCGGAAGGTGCACGTGCTCCGCAAGGGCGGCAAGAAGGAGACGCTTCCCCTAGGGCGGGTCGAGAAAGAAGCGCTCGACGCATGGCTGCCGGCGCGCCGAAGCTTTCGGCTCGTGAAGAGCGATGCTCTGGTGCTCCGGGTGCAAAAGAACGACTGGGTACGCCCCCAAAGCGCGGAGCTCAACGTAAAGGCCCTCGAGTACCTCTGCGAGGCGCTCGCCGAGGAGGTAGAGATCCCGCGGTTCACCCCCCACGATCTTCGCCGCACCTTCGCAACGCGCATGCGGAGGGCGGGGGTAGATATCCGCGTGGTGCAATGGCTTATGAGCCACGAGAGCCCGGACACCACGGCGCGCTACGACATGGGGAAGCTAGAGGAGTTTGCGCGCCTTCGATGGGACGTGAATCTTTGGGATGCACTTCCGTCTGACGAGAAGAAGGGCGAGGAGAAGAAGGACGAGACGACATGAGCCTATTCGATCCCGCACACGTTTTTCATCTTCACATGATGGCGATCTGGGAGCAGTACAAGATCAACAGCGGCGAGGCGTCAGAGCCGACGTTCGCGGAGCGCGAGTCGGTTCTAGTCGGGACGCTCATCAATATCGCCAGTGATGGCCTTTCAAAGGCGGCGATGCGCTCGCGTGCTGCGGACGCGTTAGAGCTTTGGGCCTACAAGATGTCACCCGAGCTACGCGAACGACTAGGCCTACCACGCGAGGAAACATGAAGCCCATCGTTCAAGATGCCACCATGACGTTCAACGGCAGCAAGAAGACCGGCGCTATGGTGACCTGGGTCCTTGACCGGCAACTCTGCTACCGATGGTTTGACACCCGCGCCGAAGCGGAGGCCTTCGCTGCTCTCAAAGCAAATGAAGCCAAGAAATCTGAAGGGTAAAGCCCGAAGCCACCTCGTAGGGGCTAACGTAGATGCTCTCGCGGATTCCGACGTGGAGCTCCCTCGTCGTGTAGAGCCTTCCTGCCGGAGTCGGGGGCGGAAGCAAAGGCGGGGGCGCTCCCTGCAAAGCGAGAGCGAGGAGCGCAATCAATTGCCCGACGGATCCTTCTTCTTCGCCATCCCTTGCGTCACGAACATCGCCGGCCGTTTCCCGCACCGCTTGCATTGCGTCGGACCTCGGTAGACGCCGAGTCGGATCTCACTCGGATCGACGCAGCCGCCGCAAGTGAGGCTCCGAGGCGCCGGCCCGATCGCGGATGCGTAGAACTTACTCATGGCCCCTCGACGTCTAGAGCCCGCGCCGTGCAATCGGGCATCCGCTTGCCGCAGATCCAGCATCGCTTATAACGTTGGATGATGCCTCGGGCCCACGCGGAGAAGCGCGCGACCCAAGGCGCGGGCGGAGCCTTCGAGGGCCGCTTCAGCGGGATCCTATACACCGCTGACGACGTAGCGGGCGATGGCTTCGGCATGGCTCCGGAACCCTTTTGCATCTCGTTCGAAGAGCCGATCCAATAGCTCCGGGGTTGGCTCCCTCCCCTCACCGGCCTCGACGCAAAGCGCCGCGACGGCATCGAAGCTTTCCCAGATCTTCCGGGCCAAACCCGCGGTTTCCAATTCAACCGGGGGGTTGGAATGAGGGCACCATCGACCCTTCGTTTGCGCAAGCGACGCTTTGCAAGCCTTGCAGCGATCCCACATGGCGAAGCAGTGACCGGCATTGTAGGGGGCCGCTGTCGCGACGTGGTCATGGTATTCCAGCCGCGCGAGCTCCTCGGCGTGGGCCTTGTCGGTCACCAGGTCGCGGCCTTCGACGTCTTGGAGCCAAGGTCGGCCATCACCGTGGAAGGGAAGCCAAACTCCGTATTTCATCGACCCTGCTCCCGTTTCCAGTTGGCAGCCTTCTGCCGCGCCTGGTCTTTGACGCGCGCGCAGCTTTCCCCAAGGCCGTCGGCGCGGTCGACCTTTGCCTTTTCGCGGCCGCATTGCTTGCACTTGGTGGCTGGGGGTCGGGGGGAGAGGCGTCGCTTGAAGGAATCGCTACCCATTGTCGTTCTCCTGGTCTGGCTCTTCTTCAAAGGGGTTCTTGTAGGGCTCCCCCTTGCTCATCTTCTCGGCAGCATCGGCTGACTTGGTAAGAGCGTCGGTGAGGTGATGCCCTAGCTCCGCTCCAGATTTGAGTACCGTCGAGATGGCTGCGGAGGCGGCCCGGCGGCCAATGCGGCCAAGCGCCGCTAGAAACTCTTGCGCAGGATCAGTCATGGTGGTGCCTCAGAGCTTTCCGCATTCGGCTATAGGCTTCGGTCGTAGCACCAGAAATCGCCATCGCCAAGGCAACGGCAAAGACGAAGGGCCAAGCCAAAGCCAACGCCGCGTCAGCCATCCAATCGTCGGGATCGAACTGCATCGCGAAGGTAACGATCGCGACGAGGAGCCAGATCCCGAAGAGGATGCTGAGGATCACGTGGCCTCGATCTCATCGAAGTCGTAAGAGGCCACCGACCCATCATCGTGCCTCACATCGTAGTATTCACCGTGCGCGTCATGCGCTTCGATGATGACGCCGGATACGCCCCACCTGAGACCTACCCTAGGACTAGCCCAGTCGGTTCGCTTGGCATCCTTAGTGGTTCTAACCGGTTGACCGATCTTCATGGAGCCGCCACTTTGCAATCTGCCCCGCAAGCCGCAACGTCAGCCGGCACCAATACTTTGACCAAGCAAGCCAAGTCGTAGTGGTGGAAACGGGGATCCGCGTTGACCTTGCAAATCGTCGCGGCGCAATCGGAGAGCACAACGCAGCCAACGCGCTTCATCGCATCGCAGGCGCTTTGGCAATCGGCTACCGAAGCATCGGAGGGAACTGGTTTCGGCGCGGAATCTTTTTGGGCCGGGGCCCCGACGTCGGCGGCATCAGAGCTTGGCGATACCGGGCCGGGGTTTGGAGGACACGCCGAAATGAAAACCCCGATGGTCGCGAAAGCAACAAGGGGGATGGCTATCTCGCGGAGGATCATAGCTGCCTCACGGGGAAGAGGAGACAATCGCTCATCACCTTTGCGAGACACCTCGCGGTGATCTCGTAGCAACCGGGGGTCCAGAAGGGCGACGAAGGCGGGGGGCCTCCGCTTGGCCAAGCCGACCCCCAAGAGTTGGGGCCCCCAAACACGACACCAACCGAAGCGTCGGTGTAGTGGTAATCCAACGAGAGCCAATGGCCCCCGCCTTGTGGATCGTTGAGGTCGATGCTGTCGATCGGGCCGCTAGAGGGATTCCAATTCATGAAGGCGCTATCGACGAATATTCCGATCCCGGCTGCGGCCTTCGAGGCGATGGAGGCCTGGATCTGCGCCGCGAAGTTGGGGTTCCTCTCGTCGATGCGATACTCTCCGGTGAGTAGCTTCAACCCGGAGGTTTCTAGATCCAATAAAGACGGTTCATCGTTGACGTTAGGAACGATGGTCACGGGCGGGTAAAGGTTGAGGGCCGCAACATCGTCGGGCCCCATGATGTCAGAGTAACGGCCGTCGGGAGCCGGAGCTTGGATAGGGCTCACTCCGAATTGCCGGAGCACCGTCAAAAGGTCGGAGGGCATCGCCCCGGAGTCGGTAAGCGGCTGCGACGCATCTTGCCGCTCGAGGATTCTAACGAGCGCGTAGCCGACACGTGGGGAGGGGACAAACGGGAGAGTATTCCCCGACGCCGCCGCGGAGGTGTAAACGGCTTGAGGGGTTCCGTGAAAAGTGCAGCTTCCGGTCGCGCCTTGGTTGAATAGCGGAGCTCTAAAAGAGGCGAGGCTATCTTGCGAGGGAACCGTCGGCGAGGCTCCAAACCTCAGCGTCGAATCCTTCTGGCGCCGCTTGTGATCCGCGTCAGGGATGTAGCCGAAGAACTTCCCGTTGAAGGCCTTCGCGATGGCTTCGTGAGCTGCGGTTCGGAAGGTCATCGTTTGGGGGCTTTCTTCGGCTCTGGCTTGATGAGGTCTACGGCGGTCTTGGCGACGAACGCAGCGAGCTTGACGTCTTCCTTCGCATGGTCAACGCATCGCTCGACCACCGCCTGAATGGCCTTGATCATTTTCGGTGCGCTTCCGCAATCGGCCGCTCTTCCGCGAGCATCATCCGAGCCTGCGGGATCAGATTCGGGGGAATGTATCCCGCGTCGATGAGGAAGGTCAGAACGTCTTCCAACACGATCGCGACGTCGGCTCCGGGTTGACCCGCGAGCGCATTGCCAACATCGACTTCTATCTGAACGCGCGTCTTGCCAGCGGCGAGGTCATCGAGCACCACTTGCTCGATCTTGGAAAACATCGCTCCCTGAGCTGGGGTGCAAGCCACAACGGCCATACCGATCCCGAGGGCGACTAGCGGAGCGGATGCCCAAAGCGCCAAGCCGACCTTTCCTCGCATCGCAGCCGGGGGCGGGGGTTTCGGAGTTGAGGTTCCGCCAGAGGCGTTGGGCCCTACCGGAGGCGGAGGCGGGGGATTGGTGATGTCCCCCCAGAGCTGCACCAAGTCCTCGATGGCGTTCGCGATGTGGCCCGACGGGATCGAGATGATCGCCGAGATGAACCGCGCCACGTTGGGGGCGAAGGGGCCGAGGAGGAACTTGTTGACGATGGAGACCACCGCAATGAGGGCGGTCCAACCGGTGATGATTTGCGTCGGATCGAGCTTCATGATGTCCCTTCATTTCCAGCCGAAAGCTTCGGCCCACGTTTCAATCGCCCACGGAAGGCTCCAGGGGGCGGCATTCAAGACCCGCCGCTCGTTGCCGACGAGAAACTCCCAAGCTCCCTTCGCGAGGTCGCGGGTTGCCTCATCGAGGGTCTCCAACGAGAGCATGGCCTGAAGGCGCTGGAATTGATCCGCACGAGCGGCTTCGATTCCGCGGAGGCCTCCGTAGCGCCGTAGTCGTCGGGTCATGAGGAGACCATCGCCGCCAGAGTCGAGCCAACCGCGTGGCCTCTTCGACTTCGGAGACTTAGGCGGGAAAGGCTTCGCGAAGCGACCCGCGGGGCCTTGCTTGGCTGAATCCCAGATCAACCGGGGGGCGAGAAGCTCCTTCATCTTGCGTCGGCCGGGGCTTTTCATTCCGGCTCCAACACCGCAAGGATTGAGTCATCGTACATGCTTAGGTATTTCACCCCGTTGAGCTCCACCTGCGGGAAGGGGTCTCGCGCGTTGAAGACCACGCGATCGCCCGGTTTGCAGTCGGGCATCGGCCACAAGGTGCCATCCTTCCGGAGCATCCCAGGCCCCATCGAGGCGACAATGCCGGTGCCAGTTGGCTTCTTCGCGTTATCCGGGATCCAGATCCCTCCTTTAGAGCGATCCTCCGCTTGATCTGGCTTCACCAAGATCCGGGCCCCTAGCAGCTGAATCCTCTCGACGTCGGTCATCGGCCGCCCTCCAAGTAGATTTCAACCGGAGCATCGCCCGGAACCTCAGTGGCGCTCCCGTAGAGACCGGGGGGCCTCATAGACTTGAGCGTTGCTTCGAGGGCCCCCAAGCGTCGCGCCAAGGCGCTGGAATACTTCATCTCGAGCTCGAGGCATTTCGCCATCGTGTCGAGGCGTTCTTCAAGCGTTGCCATTCTTTCCCTTTTGCAGGCCGCCGCGACGGCCTATTTCGGCCATGTGCTCTCGCGAGTGGGTCTTGCCGCCCTTCTTGCCAGCGGCCTTGGCCTCTTCGCTCGTGAAGCGTCGGCCCCGACCACTCGCCTGGGCCGCTTTCCCGCCCTGGCTTGCGATTTCCCGTTGCCGCTCGGGATCCATGCCCGCAAAGCCTCGCTTGCTCATTGGAGAGCAAGCTAACGCATCAGGGAGCGAAGTCAACAGCCGCGATCGGCCACCGACTCAGACCACAACGACTTGGCGCATGAGTTTACCGCCACCGGTCCCGACCGTTAGAGTCCCGTCGCCTGTAGCGGCCGCTTTGACCGTTAGCACGCGAGATCCAGCCGCGGGCCCCACCTCAGTGGCAAACGCCGCGGAGACCCCGGTGGAACCACCCGCATACCCTTGCTCAATCGGGCCGCCGATCACCGAAACACCGTCGATCTGAATGTCGAGCTCCAACGCACCGCCCGACACGCTCCCAGCAACAGCGGCGGAGACGTAGCCGGTGAGAATGACGCTTTGTCCAGCTACGATCGTTATCGTCGCAGTGGCGACAGTCGCGAGGGCTCCGGTCAAAACGACGGGGGCGCCGTTGGTGGACGATCCCGTCGAGACCAGGTTTGCGGGGCCGGTGGGGCCCGTTGCGCCGGTTCCCCCGGCTCCCGTTGCTCCAGTGGGGCCCGTCGCGCCAGAACCCGCGGGGCCAGTCGGACCAGTCGCACCAGAAGGGCCGCCTGGCCCAGTCGCTCCGGCGCCGCCCGGGGGGGTTCCGACGGATGTTGCGATTGTGCCGACGTAGGTGCTGTAGGGGATGGGGGGCATGGTTTTTCCGTCGGGTTCTACAGATCTACGACTACAATCGTCGCGTCGCCGGTGAGAATTTGCGCGGTGTGGCCGCCGCCGATTGACGCTCTGACCCCGTAGGTATGCGAGGCGCCGGGGGCTGGGCTGTCGATGAAGGTCGCGACACCGAATGCTTTGACACTTCCGGTGGCGGTGACAGCCCCTACCTCAGTGGTGCCTCCGATGGGGGTGGTTCCGTCGCGGAAGATCTGAACGGTTACCGCATCCCCATCGGCGAGGGTTCCGGGGGCGACGCTGATCGTTCCGACAACCAACACCTTCCCGGTTCCAGAAATAAACGCACTCGAGTCCCATTCCACCGTCGCTCCAGGCCCGATGGGGGCGGCGTTGGTCTGGCTCAAGTTGTTACCGGAGGGGCTTCCCGATGCGCCGCGCCCGAGGGCGCCGAGGATCGAGGTGTAGGCCTTGTTGGCCAGAGCGGTAACGGATTTCATGGGATCATCCTCGGCGGCGGTTTTTCTTCCAGTAAAGGTAGCCGAAAACACCGGCGGTCGCGACTCCGGCTCCGATGAGAGCAAACGGAATCAGGTTCGACGGTGGTGGGTTTGTCGGAACAGTCGGAGTTGGCGTCGGGGGTGTTGGGGCCGGTGCCGGTGGCACAACGGGAGGAACGACAACAACCGGAGGAACAACCGGCGGAGTCGGCGTAGCACCGTGGGGGGTAAAGCAATCCGGAGGCGCGGTCCCTTGCCCGAGGGTGCTCATCACAAATTGCAACGCCCCACGGGTCAGCGGCCCGTACTTCCCATCCTCAACGAGCGGGTTGTTCGAGTTGGCCAGGTTCCATTGCTGTTGGAAGGCCAAGCACTCCGGAAAAGGCTGTTGGGTACATGGGTGCGTAGAAAGCCATCCGATCAGATCGGCGGCGGTCTGCGCGAGGGGCGTCGGCGGGAGATCCGGTTGCCCGAAAGCCAGTCGAGGCATCCAACTCATCGATGATGCTTCTTTCGGCGGTAGGCCCAGTAGATCAAACCAGCCCCAAGAACAGCAGCACCGCCGATGATGACGGGGGTTGGAATCCCGGTAGCTCCGGCGGGGGTAATCGAAGAAGATGGTGTCGACCCACCTGGAACCGGTGCGGGGGGCGCGTCAGGCTCCGGCGTCGAAGGCACCACGTCGCTGAAAACATTCTGGGGTGCCAGCTGCGAAGGCCCGATGACGTTGTTGAGCGCGACTTGAGTGTTGGGGCCGTATTGCTGATCAACGGTGAGGCTTCCCGGTAGCCCGGAGGTGTTATAGGCGGCCTGGAAAGCACCCACCTGCGGAACTGAATCCCGACTCGGAGCATTGGTGGCGAAGAAGGCCATCAAGTCCGCGGCGGCTTGCTGAGCCGCGGGAAGGTCGCCAAAGCCAGATCCCCCAGCAAGGCCTTGGCTATAGGCGACCCCGTCAGCGGCAACCCACCAAGTTTTTTCAACGAGCATCGGAGTTGATCCGAGGCCGGCGGGGCCACTTCCGAGAGGTGCTTCGATCCAGGTTTTCATTTACATCTCCACCACGAGGGAAACACCAACCCGCCAATATCGAGGGCGCCCGCCTTCGTCGCTGCCGAAACTTCCGATGAAATTCTCCTCGAGAGGAAGGCCAATCGCGGGGGTCAACGCGGGGTAAGCTCCGGAGCTTTGCTTCACGCTGATGAAGAACGCGATGGTGTCGGGGCCTTCAACGGTGATGTCGAGGGCCTTCCAAGCACCATGGGTTCTCTGTTGGGTCCGGAGGTCAAAGAAAGTAGAGTGGTTGCCTTGGCTAAGGGGGGTTCCCCACGGGCGGCCCAACATCGGGGGTTGGTAGGAGGTCAGCTGGGTATAGATCCGATTCCCGGGGGCTATCGTGTATTTATTATACAAAAGACAAGGGCCGTCGGCCCAAAGCCGCTTGAAGGAGTTCAGATCCAATGGGGTTGGATCGGTCATCGGGTAGCCGCTGTTATTCGGCGGCCCGAGCCGATGCATGTGCCAAGAGATGTTGCCGTCGGGCAACCGGAAGTTAGGGGAGATGATCTCTTGCTCAACGAATCGCGTCGGGGAGATTGCAACCCCAAGAGAGGCGAATTGCCGGTAGCCAACGATGCGAGCAACCCCGCCTTCGCCAAGAGAAAACGAGGCCCCCAGGAAGAGATACCTGGAGGCCTTATCCGGAGTGGCTAAGGTTGGAACCCTCAAGCCAAAGGAGGAGGCCCCACCGAAGGGGTCTCCACCCTGAGCTTGTAAGAACTCATCGAGGCCGGTGGTCTCAAACTCCGAGACGCGCCGGCTCCCTCTGAGAAGTTCGGGGTTGAGGGGCTGGACCATCTCACTGGATCACAGTGAAAGGACCATCTTTATATACGAGTCTGACATCTCGATCCCGAAGTCATTCTGCAACGAGTCGATTGCTTCTCGCGTCGTCATTGTAACAAAAGATTGGGTCACTGGAACCCATCCGCGGTAGGTGCAAACGACTTCGATCGGCGCGTAGGGGAGAAGGATCTTCGCGTTGAAGTCCATCCACAACTGCTGTTGGTAGGTGAGCACCCAACCGCCAGGCCAATGGGAGCTCCCGGTGACCATGTCGGCCAAAGTCGAGAGCGGCGTGTATTTGTTGGCGACGTCGTAGCGAGGCGCGCCTTGGATGCTCAGCTTGGCTTCGATTCCCGACTGGAAGCCGAAGAAGAAGTCGCTGAACGCTTGGAATTGGTTTTGGTTGGCGGTCAGGGATTCGTTCTGAACCCGGACCACTAGCGCATCGATGAGGGTGTCCTGAACGATCTTGACGTCGGAGCCGACCCCGGTAATGACGGAGGTCGCCGTATCGGGGAAGATGGCTCGAACGTTGATGATGTAAGGCGCGAGGGGAACCCCCTTTGCCTTGGCGAGGGCGAGCCTCGGAGAGCCCGCCGCCAGCATCGCGTAGACGCCAGCAGCGAGGGGGCCCAAGACGTTGTCGGTGCAATCGCAGCTCCCCATACCGAAGGCCTTCACCTTCGGCTTTGAGGGGGCTCCGAGGCCGGCTGTTTTCGAGAGCAGCTTTTCGAGTTGCTCGTTGGAGATCCAGGCTCCTGCTTGCTGAGTCATCGAGGGTTACCTCCTTTCAGGGGGTAGCCCCGATCACTGAGCAGCGAACCGCATCCCGACGCACTCGAACACGGCCGCGCGGATGTCGGCGCTCGCACTGAGCTGGTTGTACCAATCTTGCGAAACTTCGAAGCCGCGGATCGGAAGCGTCAGCTTCAAATCGCCGCTTTGATAGACGACGCGCTCGGCGTCGACTTGCTGCGCGACGTCGGTTCCGTCGAGGGTGCGCTCCAGCATGACAGGAGAGGCGCCACCCGCAGTCGGAGACGCGATCCAGTTGGCGTCCGACGTGAAGATCGGGGGGATGCTCCCGCCGAAGCCCTGCGTGATGCTGAGGAACTGGCGCATCTGGTCGCCTTCCACGGAGTCGCACTCCTGGAGGAAGATCCCGATCGGAACGCCGCGGGGGATCACGTACGGAACGCAGAGCTTTCGCATCTCTTTGTTGCCGTTGAGCATCGACCGGAGATCCATGCCGCCGTAGGTGGCGCCAACGATCTCGAAGTCACGCGTCGGAGTGAACCGACCAACGTTGACGCCGGCAGTCGCCGCAGACCCGAGCCGGAGGAAGTCGACGCGGCTGAAGTTGAGCGCCGTGCCGAGCTCATCGTAGCGCTGGTTCATGTTGCGCTCGAAGGTGACAGTGTCGACTTCCGACGAAGAAGCCGAGCCTTCCTGAGCCGACGGGGGCATGTACGCCGTGTGCCGGAGCTGATCGTCGCAGATGTTGGTGTGCTGGCCGATCTTCCACCGGTAGTTGTAGGCGCGGCTCATGTGCCAGCAGACGTAGTTCGCCCACCAGCCGTGACGCCACACCGCAGGGAGAACGACGCCCGTCGGGGTTGCCCCGGCGAAGGTCGGGCCGAGGGCTCCATTGAAGCGGTCGTTCTGGGTGAAAACATCCGGGGAGGGCGGCTTTGCAACGGCCGCCGACGGATGCGTGTACGCATTGCCGCGCGCGGTGAAGCAGAGGGGCTCCGGCTCCATGATGAAGCCGACGTAGCAGGCGACGAAGTTCGTCTGGGTCTGCCCGGTCTGCGCCATCGTGGTCTCGACGAAGTCGATACCGAAGGGCGACTTGCCGGCGCCGAAGAGGTCGATCTCCGCGCCGAAGTTACTCCGGACGGATTCGTCGACCTGGGGGCCGGTCATCGTCCAACGGACCTCTTCGATGACGTCCATGTTCCAGTAGGGGGTGTTGGAGCTCTCCTGCATCAGGTCGATGATGCTTCCGAACCCAGACTTGAGGGTCGCGGCATCCTTGACCTTGCTGAGGTCGAGGGCTCGACCCTGGCCGACCTGGTAGCGGTCGCTAGGCCGATCCTTCTTGAGCACCTGAGCCGCCCGCGGGGCGACGTTGCGAGACTGTACGAGACCTCTGTAATCCATGATGCGATTCTCCGTGGTTAGGTGGCCCTCTTAGGCGCCCACCAGTTTTGAACCGCACTCAGCTTTCGTTTCCCCGGAAGCTGGAATCTTGCTCAAGATCTATTCGTCGTTGAAGCCCCAGTTGAAGCGGTTTCGGCCGCCATTCTTGGGAACTCCGGTGAGGTTCTGCATGTTGAGGTTCGGCGGAGGAGCCGCGGGGGGCGGCGGGGGAGGCGGCGGAGCCGTCATCTGGGGGGTCGGCGCCTGGGTTTGGGATTGGCCCCCAGTTTCCCGGGGCATGCTCGGATAGCCCAAGTTGGCTTTGTCAGCGCAGGGAGCGCAGTCACCGAGGGGTTTGCCGAGCTGAGGCCGGCCCAACCCTGCGGAGGGAAGGGAAGCCAAGTCGGTGGCTTGCTGGTTTCCGTTGTTCGCCTTGAGAACCGCAGCTCTCATCTCACCGTCGTAAAGACGCTGACCGGTCCCCAGGCCCTTGGTGAGCGTCGCGATTGCGTCGATGGCGCCCTTGCCGACGACTCGAACGCCCCATCCGAACGCTGCGAATTGCATCGAAGCGCGGACCATCGGAGCCTTGACGAAATTCGCGGTGACGAACATCGCCGCGGGAACGCCGATGCCGGCGGCCCATCGGCCAAGATCCATCGGAGCGCAAATCGCAGTCGGATTGAAGAGCCCGGAATAGTTTCCGGAAGTCGGGGGGTTGTCGGCGTATAGCTCGTTCCCGTTGCTGTCTTTGGTGCCCTTGTCGGTCAGGGCGTGGGTCGCGATGAAGCGGTCGAGCGCATCGCCGCCGAGGAAGCCGAGGGTGCCGAAGATCGAGGCGACGAAGAGCTCTCCGCCGGTCAAGCCGTATTGGCTTGGGTTGCGCTTCGCTCGGCGTCGACGGCCATAGCTCGACAGTCCGGGGCCCTTGTGGGTCGTGATGGCCCGACTCGCCCGATGAGCGGTGCCGGCGGCCCGACGCGCGCGGCGCCGAGTGGCGGAACGCTTGCGGGGCTTGGACTTCCCATGACCTCGGCGGGCCGCGCGGGCCTTGCGTAGGTTGCGCAACGACGCGGCGCGTTGCTTCGCCGTCTGGCGCTTCCGGCCGGCCGACTTTCGAGCCGCCTTGCGTTTTCCAGCCCGCTTCGCCTTGCGCTTGCGCCAGCCCTTCCGAGCAGCGCGCGCGTGGCCGGCGGAATCACCACGCCACTCTTCAGCAGCGCGACGGCGGGCCTTGCGACGACGCTTCGGGGCTTTCCGCGCCGTCCGACGCGCCTTGCGGCGCTTCGGGGCCGCGTGACTCTTTCTGGCCTTCCGGCGACGCTTGCGGGGAGCCGCGACTCGACCCTTCGACCGACGCGCCGCCTTCGCAGCACGGAGCATTTTCGCCGTTGCGCGCTTCTGAGCCGCGCTACGCGCCTTACGTCGACCCTTACGTCTTTTTGCCATCGGCGGTTTTCCTTGAAGTTTTGCTCGACCTCGCTTTCCCCGGTAAGAGGTGGTGCTCGAGTGAATTGAAGCGCGACGGCGACGGGATGTCAAGGACTTGGCCTTGACTTGGGCCCGGCGAGGCTTAGCTGTCGCGGCGTATTCCGGTCCGGTAGAGCGGTTTGCGTCGAGTTTTTGTAGGTAATCTATCGGCATGGCTCAGTGCTTCGCGATGAGCCCCGCGGGAACCGGAGCGTTATTCGCTCCACTCCACGTACCGAGAATGGTTCCGTTTATGTTGGCGATGCTCGTGAAGCCAGCGGCTTGCGCGGCGGATGTCGGGTCGCCCCCGTTCGTGAGCGAGAGTCCGTAGGAGACCCCCGTTTGTAGCGTTGTCGCTGGGAGCAAATTCGCCGTGACGGCCTGTTGGCTTTGGTGGCTTACGTAGGCCCCGTAGGCGAAAACCGCCGCGACGCCAGCGCCGAAGCCAGCGAGCCCCCCGAGAACACGGTGCTTCTTACCGCCGACGAGAGCCCCGACGACAGCCCCGGCGATCGGAGGTCCGGCTACAACTAAAAGCGCCCCAGTACCACCGATGTTGTCGCTCATGAGTTCATCCTATCACGGTCGAACGAAGCCTCTATCGTCAAGTTGAGCACCGCGGGGGAGCTCCAACCGACAGAACTTCCCCCGCTTGTAGAGCCGCACCTTCTTGTGGCCCCCCAAGAGCGACATCAAGCCCTCATTGAAAGAGTGACGGTAGTAGCCGGCCCGGCGACCGCTTCGGGTGTAGAAGATGTCCGCTACCTCGCCGAGGTAATCCCAGCTCTTGAGGGGCTTCGGCGGGGTGTTGACCCTTCCGACGTGGCCGTCGCTTCGGCCAAAGTAGGCCCTCGCATCGCCTTCGATGTCGGTTTTTGACTGACGGAGCCTAGCCGGCCCAATCAAGACGCTCTTAGAGGGCCACCATCGCCCACTTGGGTCATGCATCATTGCCCCAGAGCAATGGATCTCGCGGCCGTCGGCCATCTCAAAAGTGACCCCGCGGCCCTTGGCGATGAGGGCCTTGCTTCCAAGTTTTCTTCCGCCGCCGCCGCCGCCGGTGGGATTTTCTTTGGGCCCCTTGAAGATCATCCACCCCATCACCCCGAGGCCCACCGCGACGAGGCCCCACAAAGCGGCCGTCGCAACGCTAGTCGGCGTCGACGTCGAAGCGGCTTTGACCGGCGTTGCGGGAGTAATCTGCGGCGCGGTTGAAACCGGCCCTCTCAGATCCGCTTGAATGAGCTTCGCGAGGTCTTGCGCGGTATGCGCGGTCTGAAGAGAAGCGAACCGCCACTGGAGCGCTTGTAGTTGTGGGAGGACCCCGTCGATTTCTGGGGGCCAAGAGGTAACCTGCGCCTTGATCGTCGCGACCTGCGGAATGATGGCTTGGTAGGCCTGGACCGCATTTTCAAATTTCAAAGCAGCGAGGTAGGCATCGCCGGAGTCGATCGTGACGCCGAGGTTTTGCAAGTCGACCGCGGCAGAACCGAAGCCTCGGTGGAGAACTATCGCCTTCGACTCCATAGCCACCATCCTACCCCAGCCCCGATGAAGAGGCCTCCCGCGATCCAAACCGGAGCTGAACTAACCGGCTTGGATGGGATCTCCCCGCCGGGAGGCGTCGGGGTTCCACCATCCGAGTCGACCCAAGCTGAGACCGCGTGGGAATCATCGATCCAAGATAGGATCCCTGGAACCCCCCAAGGGATGCTTCCGTCGGCGGTCGCGGTTCCGGCTATCAAAACCTCGCCTGGCATCGCTGCGTAGGAATAAACCTGAAGCCCATGCTTCGCCGCAAACGACTTGATGTCGGCTTCGGAATGAGAGGTCGCTACCAAGGCCGCGTAGGCGGAGCCCTTCTTGGTGGCGATGTCTTTCCCGGTTGGGAGAGCTACCCAAGTCATCGCCGCGGCAAGAGCCGATCGAGCGTGTAGAGTCCCACGATCGTGCCGACGATCCCGAGGATCAACCCAACCCCCCCGATCTCGATCGTGCTTGGATTGGTCAACTTCTGACCGAGCGTTTGGTAGGCCTCGAGAGCACCTCCCGCACCCTTCGTGAAGAGCTGAAGGACGCCGTGAGCGAGGATCCCAAGCCCCTCAACTTGACCAACGACCTGTTGTTGAAGACCAAGCCCAGGGGGATCCGGCAACGCTAACGTCGGGCAGTCCCGCTGAATCTGCGGCTGGTAAAAGTTGCCGACATCCGTCACCACTTTTTGGAAGTCAACGAGAATGTCTCCGGCGCTCGCGACGATCTCCCAGTCTTGAAGGCCCGCGTGCTGGTTCCAAGATGACGTAATGCTGTCGCTTATGTTTTGGTTTGCGTTAGCCCAGAGCTGCAACGTCTTCTGATCCGGAGGGGCGGCGAACTCGCTTGCGTTAGGAACTGGGCCGGTCCCATTTGCAGCGGCGGCCCAAGAAGCAGAGCAGGCGGCAGCGGCCCGAGCGGTATCCATCACGTAGCTGTCCCAGAGATTTCGGTACGAGAGGACATCACCTGGGGTGACGACGCCGGTTGCGCCGAAACCTGCCCCCCAATGAGGGGTGGTGCTTCGATTTCTTACTCGCCTCACCGCGCCAACTTTTCCGAGTGTGACCAATTCAGCGGATGCCTCGGGCAAGTTGCCGATCGGCTCCATCGGATCGACCCACACCTCGCTCACCGCGTTAGCCGCAGATCCGAAGGGCATCTTCGTTGAAGGGTCGGCGTACTGCCAGTCTTCGCCGGTGTAGACCGCGATCAGAACATGCTCTTGCGCATCGGCGCCGAAGTTTTGCTTCACGATCTGCGTTGGAAGGCCAATCGACAGATACATTGACCCGAGAGCGACCGTGAGGTCATCGCAGTCGCCACCTTGAACGCAGAGGTTGGGCCGCAAGCACAACGTTGCGCCGGCTGCTTGGATGCTCTCGGTTCCGTAGGGATCGGGGGTGTAGACCGTTGCGGCCCGAAGGCAATCGAGAATGGCGCTCGCTTGCTTCGCGGGGGTTGTATTTTGATCCCTTCCATCGAGCCCCTTCGCTTTGAGGCAATCCATCGCCCAACTGCGCACACCCGCGTCGATCTTGCCCTCACGCATCTTCTGCGCCATCGCGTCGAGGCTTTGGCGGATCCCCGCCTGGCCATTTGCATAGCCTTGGCGGGTCACCGGAATACCGGCGGCGCGCATGCTTTGGAGGCCAGGATCGAAGGCCATCGGAGGGCCCTTACTTACTCGACGAGGTAGACCCCGGAGCTAGTGAAGCACTTGTGGGGCCAGCCGGAGGCGTTGGGCCGGTGAGAGCCGTCGAAGCCGTAGCGGGGGGAGTCGGCGCTATCAAACTCCCGGCGACGAAAGCCGCCACCAATGCCCCCACCGCTCCGAAGGCCGCGGTCACATTCCCGGGCCGCTTCGCGTTGGCGAGCTCTCCGATCACCAATCCCGCGACTGCTCCGGCAGCGCCCCCGAGGACCGTAACGAACCCAACCGTTGTGCCAGCCTTGACATCCATAGGTAAACGATACTCCTAGGCGATTCTTACCGCAACGAGGCCGCTCCCGAGGAAAAGCGTTGTTGTCTGCCCGGCTGTCACGCTGGCGGCTTGAATCGCGACGGTTCCGGCGGTGCTGCCGTTGGTGATGACGAACCGAATGACGTCGGGGGCAGGCGTCGTCGTGACGGTATGCAAGGGCGTTGCATTCAGCGCCCCAACAGCCGTGAGGCGCTGGTAGCTCAGCGTCGTCACTGCGTTGGTGGAGGAGTAGATCCAGCCTTCGATCGTGGCCCCGGCCGGAGCCGCAACGGCGTATTTGCTCCCCCCGTTCCCAGAGCACTGCGCGGTGATCTGCACATCGACAGACCAGACCTCGTTGGGGCCGATGTTGAAGGTCAGCGCCGTCGAAGTCGCCGCGACGACGGTCGTTGTAAAGTTGGCGGCTAATCTAACAGCGAGAAACTCCCGGAGCCGCTTGACCAAACCCGCCACGACTACGGAAGGGTCTCAGAGAACTTCACGATCACGACGCCGACACCAGCAGCGGGGGCTCCGGCGATAGTGACCAACACCGCAAGGGGGGAAGCGCCCCAAGCCACATCCTGGTCGACGTGGTAGATGCCGTTCGCCGTCGAGAGATTGTCGGTTGTCGCCTGGAGCAACGCCGGGGTTCCGGTTTGCCCAACGGAAATAGTCGACCCACCAGAGTAGGGGGTGGTGACCTCGACCTCAGTCGAGGAGATGAAGGCGTTCGCTGGGATCTGGGTCGCGGAGCTTTGGCTTGCCCCCGTTCCGATAGCGAACCGGATCTCTTGGAGCGCCCCGCTTGCCCCACCCGAGTCGACGTAGGCCTTAGTGGCTAGGTCGTTCGCACCTACGGGGGTAGCGCCGCGCGCAACGGCGAAGGCTGTATCGCCTGCGTTGCGGACCTCGACAACACCCCCGTTGTTCTTTAGGTTCGGGCCGCCCAGCCCGATCTGCCACACCGTTTCGATCGTGCCTTTGATTTTTGACCAGACGCTCATGGTAACCGCCGGAAGAAGATGTAGCCTCGGCCTTGGGTAGACGTCCCTAAAGTCAAGGTCAAAAGTAGCATGGCGGGGGCGTCGACTACGACAAGAGCCTCACTCGTATAGGTTCCCGTGGAGCCTAACCGGCATCCCTCTGGCGCTAGCAATAACCCTAAATCCGTAGGAATCCCGAGGCTTAGCGTCGCCGCCGGGTCATCGAAGGGATCTATAACCAAGACCGATGCCTGGCTGAAGATGGTTCCCGCAGAGAGGCCTCCAAGGGTGACTACAGGCGGAGTCGATGGATCAAACTCGAAACCCGCAACAATCTCTCCGCCAGCCGAAGGATCGAAGACCTTGAGGGCGACAAGTGCGCGGAGACGGACGACGTCGGTTTGGCCGGTCACGACACAACGATGGTGACGTCGAAGCCAGGGGCCCCGCTCATCGTGAAGTCGGGGCCGGTTCCGTGGTCTTCCATGACACCGGGGGTCAGGTGAATGACCGCGGTTCCGGTTGCAATCGCCTTGTAGGTCCCGGAGGTGAGATGCATCCCGGTCGGCGTCGGGTTGACTTCCGCAAGCGAGGGGTTGATCGTGAGGGGGCCACCTGAGGAGGTGGGCTTCAGGGAGACGGCCCAAACGAGAGTGGGATCGCTCACCACCGGCGTTATCTGGATCGTCTCACCGACATGCATCCCGGCCTCCACCGGGCCGGTCGGCTGAAGCAGGTAAGTGGCCCTCGGAGCCGTCGGAGGAGCGAATACCGGGGCGTTAGAGGGAGGCGGCGGGGTTGGAGCCGAAGCCGCGACAGCCGAAGGTGGGGGCCGGAAGATAAAGTAAAGCGCTACCCCCGCGACGGTCGCGCCACCGACGGCAAGAGCTATTTTGGTCTCCTTTTTCACCGGCGGATCAACCGGTTGCGAGGAAAGCGGCGTTCGTCGTGTTTACGCCATCTTGCAGCGCAACGACTCCATTCGGCACCGGCCCCGACTGACCGTTGTACTTGGCGATGGCGACGTAGCTGGAGCCGCTACCTTGAAGGCCGCCTGGGGTGACCCCGCTTCCGTTGAAGAAGAGGATCCCCACCGAAGTCCAGCTGGCTTGCTTCAACGCCGTAACGAGGGAGTTGACATCGGTAACCCCAGAGGGCACCGAAGCCGCGAAGGTGTACGTCTGACCGTTGGTAAACTGGGTCACCGGGGTTCCGGCGGCAAGTTGACCGGCCGGAACTGAGGGGGCCTTATACTTTTCGTAGTACCAGACGCCTCCTACGATCGCCGCGAGAACGCCACCGCCGATGAGCCAGTTTCGCGTGGAACGCTTCATGCGGCTTATGCTACCGCCGGTGACACGGAAGTGCAATTGTCAAGGGGATGCGGTAGTCTGAGACCCGATGGTGACCCCGCCGCATTGGCCTCAGGGTAGGACCGGGGTTGGGGCCAGCCTTTCGGATTTTGCTGCTCTCACCTCTTCTGATCCGCACTTCCAAGCCGCTTGGGGTGAAATCAACGGCCAGCTCGACATCGAGGGCGCCGGCACCACCGAGATCAACTCTGCCAAAATCGCGCTCACCAACGCCTTCGAGCAGCTTTCAACCCAGAGCTTCGGCCTCAGCGGCCAAGACGCGATCAACGCCGCAAAACAGTATGTTCTCATTGGTCAAACCGTTATGGGAGCCGTTCAGACGGTGGGGGGCCTCGTCGGCCAGCTCGAGAATGGGGCCCCTCCTCTTGAGGTCATGCAGGCCTTTACCGGAACCCTCATCGGGTTAGCGGCAGGGGCTGGGTTGATCTCAGCGGGAATCGGAGCGGCCATCGTCGCGGGGGTGGGGGCCATCCTCGACATCTTGGGCTCCGTTGGTCTCTTCGGATCTCCACCGCCGGGGGTTGCGGTTCCAGGCTGCAACTATTCGGTGCCTTCTCAACCGGATTTTCAGTTTGGCTGCATCGTCGCGTGGGGGCCGAAGGTCGAACCGACGTCGACCCAATGGCGCAAATTTCCCCAACCGGGAAATCCAACCGATGTCCCTTGGTTTCAACCGATCCCTAATACCTCGACGGTCTACGGTGACTGGCCCCAGATTCCAAACGGGCCTCCCCCCATTCGACTTGGCGGACCCGCCCCAAGTGGAAGGCCGATCGACACTGGCTTCCCGGCTTACCAACGGGCGCTCAACGACTCGAGCAACGGAGGCTTCTTCCTCGCCTTCTTCCAGGCCTGGCAATCCAACGCGGAGTATGCGTTGAATGGGTTGAAGCCGCAGCCTGACGAGCAGGTCTTGATCCACACGTTGCGGTTGTGGAATCGGGCGCATGAAGGGCCGATGGTGCCGCTTCGAGGGGGCTTCTACGCTGAGTCGCTCGTGCCGCTCGCGATGAACACGTTGAGCGGAAATGACCCCCTCATGTTTGCGGGGGGCCTCGGGATCAATGCGGGGGCCATCAAGAGCCCTCCCCGGAAGGTCATCGCGCTTCACCTTCCGTCGGGAAGCATCAAAGCGTCGCCGACTTTGCCGGCGGTAACTTCAACCGGCGCCAAGGTTGCCGCGGGAACCGCCGTTGTCGGCGGGGCCGCCATTCTAGGAACCGTTGTTTTTAGCTTGGTCAAGGGCCAAGCGGTTGATGCGGTTTTGGGGGATGCCTGGAAACATGTGAAGGGATGGTTTCGATGAAACGCCGTAAGTCAATCACCGGGACATTACGCCGCGAGGGGTACTCCAAATCAGAAGCCGATGCAATTGCCCGACGCATCCGAAACAAGGCGAAGAAGCAGCGGGAAGCAAAGTCAAATCCCTCCGGCACCACCTGGGTGCTCCTCGGCGTCGGCGTCGCTGCCCTCGGAGTCGGGGTTTACTTCCTCCTGAAGCCCTCGACATCCTCAACTACCGCCACAACCGCCGCCCCTGTTCCTGCAAGCCTCCCTCCCGGAACCGATATGCATGCGGCAGTCACTGCGACGCGACTGATGCTCATCGGACATGACGCCGAAAGAACGCCAGCAGCAGCTTGGCTAAGGCAGTTCCAAGCGAGCGTTGGTCTTCCGGCTACTGGGATCCTCGACCCAACGACGCGGGTTCAGTTGAATAAGGCAACGGACCTCGCGCGACAGCTGCCGGCGACGACAATTCTTGGCTAAGCGCTAAGCGCTACGGGGCTTCCCATCCACCGCTAGTCGGAGCCGCCCCATTAGGGGGAGGCGGCGACGATGGAACCGATCCTACCCCGCCATCAATCGCCCCCGCCGGGATCTCCTTCACGACTCGAGCCGGCACCGCTTGAGGGCCTTGGGTGAACTTCACGATCGCATCCTTCATCGCGTTCCCGAGCCCGTTGGCGAGATCCATCGCTCGCTCCGCGATGACGGGGTTAGACATGAGAACCCCCAGAGGACTTATTTCCTCGGAGGCCTTATCCTTCGCGTAATTGATGGGGCGACCGTCAGACCAGGTAGCGCCAGGGACCGCGGCGACACTCCAGGGGATGTCATCCTCGGGGTTGCGCGGCGCCGGCTTTTCCTCTTCTGGCTCCTCTTCGGCTTCAACCGAAACCGAAGGGGCCCCGAGGCCCGAGGCTTGCTTTATGCTCTTCTCCATCGTCGCGCCTGCGGTGTTGATGATGTTTTCCATCAATCGGCCGGCCATTTTCTCGATCATGCCGCTAAGGCCACCTGCGGCTTGTTGAACTGGCGGTGGCGAAGCAACCGACGGAGCGGCGGCAACCGGAGCCGGGGGCGGAGCGGCAACCGCCGGCTTGAAAACCCCCGCCGTTTGGAGCGCCATCAAAACCTGAGCGGTTACCTTCTGAGCGAGGGCCTCTTCATTTATGACCGGGGCCGCGACGCCGGGAGGGGCCGGGATATTGGGCTGTCTTCCTTCCCGCGCTGCGTTGAGGGCCTCACTCAGGGCCCCACGGAGGTAACCGAGTTCACTCATCAACCCGGGATCAGGAGGGGCTGGGGCTTGCTGTTGGGGGGGTTGGTATCCGGTGAAGCCGGCGGCTGGAGGAAACCATTGGGGTTGAGGCTGCCATGGAGGCTGAGGCGGTCCCATCGGCATCGGAATCCTAGGCGCCGCTACCCCCGGCTGACCCGCATCCGCTTGGTCCTGCGCGTTGATGATGTTCCGACAGGTCTGAACGTCGGGCATCGCAATGCTCGATGTCGTGATGCTTTGGCCGTCGGCCTTGCGCCCAAAGTAGACGTCGTAGGCCGCTGGGCCTTGAGCGCCGGCCCCAATGTGAGCGAAGCGCATCGCGTAGTCGACGAGGGCTTGGCCTGGGGTGAGCTCACTACCACCCGTGATTGACTCGCCGCCGACTCGCCCAACGAAGACCTTACCGTTAGGCGAAGGAGGATGGGTTCGATGGAAGCTGATGCTGACATCGCGTGGGCTAAGGTTTTGAGTCGGAAGCCACGCAACGAGGTCGTTCCAGGTTTGTTCTGCCTCACCGGTGCCGACTCCACCCGAGGCCCGATAGAATTTCTTCGGGTCGACGGCGCCGGCTCCGCGCTTGTTGGGCTTGGGTTTGCGTTGATGACCGGGAGGCCGCGTCGGCTCTTCGGGGGTATCGCCACCCTCATCTTGATCCTGATCGTCGTCGTCGCGATCGTTGTCGATGCTCATAGAAGCTCCAGGGTGATCTTGCACCTTGCGCCGAATGGAATGCCCGCTGCATCCACCTCGGACATGTAGATTTGCATGTAAGGCGATTCATCCTTCGAAAGAGGTTGTAGGGGCTTTGACGGAGGAACTCTCTCGACGCCAAGAACCACCCTTCCCTCATCGTGGTAGACGATTTTTACGACTCTCCCCGTGACAACAACGGCCTTCATGCAATCACCGGGGGGCTAGCGGAAACGGGGCCGAGAGTAGCTTGCTCCAAAGCGACGTTCATCAAATTCTTGAAGGGGGCTGCTTGATCCGACGTCGGGGGGAAGACGGCCTGGAAGTAAGGCGTCAGCACCACCGTCGGCGGTTCAGTGAAGCCGGCCCCGGGGTTGGTCAACAGGATCAAATCCAACCCCATCGAGGCAACTAGGATCGCTCCGCTTCCGGGAACTACTGCTGGATCGATAACAGCAACTGAAGGCACGGAGGTATAACCGCTTCCTGGATCCGTCACGGTGACCCCGGTGACAACCCCGAGGGTAATCGTCGGCGTCAACACCGCCGCTCGGCCCCCCTTTGCAAGGCCCCCTTGGATCAAAATGAAAGTCGAAGGCCCATAGCCTCCACCCCCGGCGGTTACCGTAGCCGAAACTACCTTCAGTCTGGCTTCGGCGTGGGCCGGAGCGTTGAGGCTTCCGTCGGCCAAGTTGACCGGATCCGGATCGCCCGGAGAAGTGTTGAAGTATTGGCGATCCATCTGATCGGGTCGAAAAGACAACACCTGGGGGGTCTCTTTGCTCCGGCCACCGGAGAAGGAAACGACCGGCGGAAGAATGTAGCCGCTTCCTGGGGAAGTCACCGTCAAAGCATCGATGGGGGAGCCAGAGCCATCGCCCGGGACCAGCGAAGCGGTGGCCGTCGCGGTGGAAATCGGGTTCAAACCGAGGACAATCGTTCGCACGACTGGGGAGGCGACGGGAGTTGAATCCGAGATGACCCTCACTCCTAAAAACGAAAGGGCATCTTTCGGAACAGGAACTGCCGCCATCAACGCCGCGACTTGCGCAGCGGAGGCGCCGCCGAGGAAGGCCTTATATACGAGTGTTGCGGTGGAAGACATCAGACTAACCTCGGTCGGTCGTAGCGAGGGAGCTGCTTGCGGAAGTCAGCGTCATCGGCCTTGAAGTTGAGGGCGCGGAGGGTCTCCGTCGAAATGCCGATCGGCTTTCCATCAGGAAAACTCGGGTAGACCAGCTCTTGGCGGGCCCAGTCGTAGAGAAATATCGGACTCATGATGGTGTTGCCTCCTGCGCCGGAGCGTCAGTCGGAACCGCGGGGGCCGCTGAGGCATCCGGTTCTGTTTCGGGTTCAGGATCTGAGTCATCTTCCTCTCGATGCTCTTCGTTGCGGAGCCCTTCGAGAAGAACCGAGCTATTGACCATCGCCCCTTCGATCGCCAACCCCTCGATGTATTCGATCACCGATTCGAGCTCGATGTCGGCCGCGTTGATCCCGTCGGCGATGGCGTTCCACTCCTCGATCATTTCCGAAGCCATTGCATCGAGGTTCATCGTCTCGGCGAAGTAGGTGGGGGCTGTCTTCGTGAGGGTATAGCGCGTCGGGCTCCGGGCCTTCCAGTCAGCCGGGATCGGATTGGGGGGCGCCGCAGGCATCGTGTAGATGCGCACCACGTCATCGTCTTGGAATAGCGCGATGACCCGACTAAAACTGTCGAAAGGCACCGGCTCGCCATGCTTGAACATGGTCGGGCTGTTCGTCGACGGGTTATTGAACCAGGCGAAGGTCGCCCCCTTCGGCAGGTCGTTGAAGTCAGCGCGAACGCCTTCGAGGATAGCATCCCCGAACTCTTTGATCGTCGTGATGGTCATGTGGGTCCCCGGAAAACGGAAAGGGTTGGAGGCTAAGGTGGGCCTCGAAGAGGAGAAGTCAAGATCTACTTGATCTTGTAGGCCTTCCCCTCTTCGATGCTATAAATCTGGCGTCGGCCGACAACAAAATGGTCGAGGTATTTCACCTCGCGGCCGAAAGGAACCGTCGCGGCTTTGATCTGGTTCGTCAGGTCTCGGTCAGCTTTCGATGGGGTGCATCGGCCGGTGGGGTGTCCATGCGCCACGAAGAAGCCCTCGCATCCCGACTGCAATACCGCCCGCATGACGTCGTTGACGCCTACCGCGACGTGGGAGCGTTGGCCTCGGGCGATCTCGATCGGTGGGCTCTTCAACTCACCGCGAAGGTTGAGGGGGATGACAATGAACACCTCTTGGTCTTCCTTCTCGAACTCATGACCCACCACCTCGTAGACCTTGGTGGCGCTACCGATGGGGCCATACTTTGAGGCGAGCTCCATCGCGGCTTCGGCGGTCTGGGGGTTGCGTTCGACCTTGGCCCAAGGGATGTTGCCCTTCGCTTCGGAGATGACCGGCGCCACTTCTGAGGCCCCCACGGCTGAGGCATCTCCTTCGCAAAGCCCGACTTCCTCCGCTTTATCTTTCGGCTGAACGATTTCTCCGCGACAGCTTCGCGCAAGCTCATACTGTTGTTCTGCCTGACGGGTATAATCGGCTTCTAGTTGATGTGCGCGCTCCGGTGAGGTACCCGGCATGTATGTCATATAGTGTCTCGCACGATGCGCCATATCCGCAGCTAGTTCGGCGTTCTTGATGTGCTGGGCCGCGCGGTACTCAGGCGACGTTGAATACGCACGGGCGGCCTCAGATTGCTTAGCCCGCTCAGCCTTCTCGAGTTCCTCTCGCTTGAACTGATGGAACCGAAGATAACTAGCATATACCTGCCCGGCATCATGTACGGCCGTACCTCCGTACGTTCGATAAAAGAGGCTAGCGGCATTATAGGCGGCCCTAGCGGCGTCCTCTGCAATTTTATGGGAGGCGGCATTAGGCGTCGCCTTCGCTACTGCATCGGCTTCATCGGCGAGTTTGAAGAGCCGCTTGTACTCGATGCGCGCGGCCTTCTTCGCATCGGGGTCTCCTCGACGAGGGGCCTCTTCGGCTGAATTTTCCGCCGCCTCCGGCACCTTATGCGGCCCATACGTGACGATGTAGCCCGCCTTGGTCAACGTCTGAGCAAACGACCGGGCCGCTTCGTCGTCGTAAAAATCGCCGAAGATGACCAAGTTGCCCTCAACGGCGGTGGCTTTGCGGCCCGCGGCGTTGAGGAGCTTTTCCATCGGGCCTTGACGACGGGCGATCACCTCCCATTCTTCCCGCGTCGGAGCCTCACTCGCTTCCTTCAAGGTGGAGGTTCCGGCGTGGCGGTGACGAGCCGTCGAATAGATGACGCTAGCGGTCACCTCCGGGGCGATCCCAAGCTGCATGCAGTGACGCCAAAAGTCATTCGTCGCCGCGGTGTCGGCGTCGGGGTCGTTGGCCCCGAGCTTGAGCAGAGCCGCGCGGACCGTGCCCTCGTAGGCGTGCTCGCTTTGAGCCGCGACGTGGGTGCCGGAAGAGGCCGGAGCGGTGTAGACGGTGGGGGCGTTGGAGGGCATGGGGTACTTTACCATGCCGTCGGGATGAGGTGGTGGATGCCGTCGGGTAGGATCCGCTGGTAGAAATCCCGGAAGGGCGAGGCCTGTAGTAGCTCGGGGAAGGTAAGCCACTTCAGGCCCCGGCCCTCGACGTCTCTCGGTGACCCCGATACCCGAGCGATGTGGTAGACGCAAACGAGTCGGTCGCCATCAACGCCGGAGGGGCCTTCGCCAACTAGGGCCAGATGCGCGGGAACCGTCTTTAGATCTGTTTCTTCCAGTAGCTCTCGAACGCACGCGAGCTTCGAGCTCTCGCCTGATTCGACTTTGCCGCCCGGAAGGGCATAGCCGCCGAACTTTGAGCCGACCGTGAGGATGGTCGGCCGCCCGAGGGGCAGCTGTATGACGAGTGCGCAAGCAGCGTCTTGCTTCATTGTGATCGGCCTTCCTCGAACAGCCCCCAGGTGCGAGGAAACTTCTCCGCGATGATGTCTCCGAGCGCTCCCGCGAACACCCGGATCTCGTACTGGGCCGCGGGCGCCATCCGAAGCGTCAAAAAGTTGAGCCATCCACGCAGATTAGAGCTAGCCCTCATGCGGCTATAGCGACCGACCGGAAGATGGATCCTCGCTAGCTCCTTCGGCACCCCAGCATTGAGCGCGTTTTGGTAAAGCTCCTCATCCTCAGCGTACATCTTCGCGAGCTGCTTCCGGAATCGCTCGGCGTTGACTTCGGTCAGCTCGACCCCGGTTGAAGCGGCTTGCTTGTTGGCCCCGGATTTCGTCATGAGCCTTTCGACCGTCGGGATGTAATTGAGATCCGGCAACGGAGCATAACGCGCACTCGCTTCGGAGTAACTAAATGGCACCCTATGTCTATGCCATTCCCGGAAGACGAAGATGGGGGCCTGCACTTCGACGGTGAGGCCGGCCATCTCAAAGGGGGTTGAATGCTTCATCGTGTAGAGAAAACGGAGGAGACCAGCGTCTCCCTTGGGGTGGCCCTCGTACGGATCCCAACTGACGAAGCCGCCACCTACTGACATTCGAGCGGCCTCGATGATGGCTTCATCGGAGCCCCAAGCCTCCACCAAATTGAGGAAGCCGTGATCGAGTAGGTCAACCATTCTTCGTCTCCAACCGTGAGATCTCCCGGTCGAGATACCACCGGGCCTTCTTCAGGTCTTCTAGACCGTTCTTCTGCCTTGCGCGCCAGATGTACTTCAAGGCGTTGCCGAGGTTGAAGTTGAAGTGCTCGGCGACGGTGATACACTCAATGCCGGAAGGGTGGCTCGTATAGTGGCTCGGGTGGTTCACCGGATCATGCGCCTTTGGCGCGTTGACGGCATCGGCAGGGTTCAAAATCCCTTTATTCCACCATCCCGGAAGCTTCTTTGGATCTACCTCTTCGATACTCTTTACCTTCGAGTGGTCGATGTCATGGTTAGCACAGACCGGTCGGTGGGCCCCATCCGACGCGATGAACCAACAAGCCTCCCGGCCGCAAGTCCCATCCGGGCTACTCCCCGGCATATCGCATCGATACTCTCCCATCAGTAATTCTCCCTTTCTGGGAAGCCATGCTCCTTATTGATGGCCTCCATCTTCCCCGGCAACCAACGGACCGAAGCCCATCGCCTCAAAGCCAGCATCGAGATAATGTAAGACGCGAACATCACCGCGATACTCCAAGCAGGGCCCCAGATGCCGAGGATGAAGAAGGCTATCGCGTAGCCGATCATCATCCACATGGAGAGTCGGTCGAGCATGTTTATTTCTTCAAGCCCTAGCGCAACCATCTTCTTCATCTTGGCTTCAAGCCTTTCCGAGCGACCGAGCTTCATGACCAAAACCTCGCGCGCTGGAATGAGCTCCATCAAAGAAAACTCCATCAGGTTGGTGGCTCCGCCGCCGGGGCCCCCGGCTTTATAACGGCGGGCGCAGGTGTCGCAAACGAGCCGGGTGGCGATGGCACTTTTGTAGATGCTCGACGCGAGGTTTCCGCAGGGCTTACCGTCGACGGTGGATTCACACTGGAACGGGTTGTTCGTCTGGGAGCCCATTATTTTTCCACATTCGGCATATTGGCCCGCTTCTGCTCCTCGATTGACTGAGCCCCGAAGGCCCAGAGGACGCCTTGGATCCAGCCGAGCCACCGCATCTTCTTCTCGAGCTTCTCTGCCGGAAGATCGATGCCCGCCAACGCCAACGCGTGGCAGTGGCTCATCGCCTCACGGCAAGGTCGGACGCCGAAGGGACCTTGCGGAAGGTCCTTCTCCAGACGATGAGGGGGGTAGCCGTCGCGTTGGAGCTTGTCGGCGATTCCGCGGAGCACTTCGTTTACTTTGGCGTTGTCCATAAAATTACCTTAGAGGATGATCGTTAGGCGCCCCGAAGCGCGAGTTACACAAGTGTATGCCCATCTCCTGAAGTCATCGTCGAAAGGCCTCATCGGCCGGTCGATGTAAACGATCGCATGAGCGAAGGAACTTCCTTGGGCCTTATGCCCGGTAAGGGCGTACCCAAAATCCATCAAAAAACCTGCGCCCTTGAATGTTTCTGGCATCCCCCGCTCCTTCAACTCCTCGACGCTTCCGAAGGTCTTCTCGCGGTAAAACTGCGGCGCGCACATCGTCAACAGCTGCGGCGGTAACCCTTCATCGGGAAACTCCACCGGCGCTTGAATGAGCCAGGGGCGCTTGCCTTCAATTGGGTTATCGCAGGTGGTGCATTCGCAACTGCACTCCCCAGGCCCCGCGCAACATCCAATCGGCCCTGGGTCTCGCATACAATGGCCGTCAACCGGCCTCGCGTCAGCCGTCAGGATCCCACGCATCCCGTTGTAGATCGGCGGCTTGTTCCGAAGAGCGATGACGACCTCACCGGTTTTGGGTGGGCCGGAGAAGCCTAGGGCTTTGCGGGCCATCCCGTTGAGTTGAACCCGGCTTCGGTTGGTCCAGCAAAGGATGCCGACATCAAGCGGGGAGGGTGGCTCACCTAGAGCATGGGGGAGTAGAGCACGTTCTAGGCACGGCCCGATGTGGCTCTTCTTCGTGAAGAAGACTCGCCCATCCGACCCGGGATCCGCTAGAGACATATCGAACTGGCCGGTTTCCCGAATGTGATGCGCCAACCGTATAATCGGGTTGTCCGCCGCTTGACGATGGATCTTCTCCAACCTCAGATCCGGATTCTTCATCAACTCCCCGGAATCCATCACCGGCGGAAGCTGACCATGGTCGCCGACGGCCATTATGGGAACCCCAAAAACCTTGAGGTCTTCCAACATGCTTGAGCCGACCATGGAGGCCTCATCTATGACGATCAGATCGTATTGTCGATCCAACCTATCCCGTTTGGCCCAACCGAGGAGCTCCTCGGTTTCGTTGTCGATGACCGGCTTGTAGATCAGCTTGTGGATGGTCCCTACGAACGAAGGGCCACCTTGAAAGGGAAGGGAGGGGTCAAACAAAGGAAAGATGTCCTTCCGAAGGCCCCGAAGCTTCATCCCATCCGGGGGCCGCATCTTGTCGGTCATCGCGGCGCCCGCAGCGCGAAGCTTCCGAGCCAAAACAGACGAAGCCCGGCCGGTGAAGGTGACGTATGCAACCAGCAGCGTAGTGTTGGCTGCGAAAACACCGAGGAGGGTTGTCTTACCCGTTCCCGCCAGCCCGCCCGTTGTGAGGAGTCTTCCGGATCGGTTTTCGACCCAAGCCATCATCGAGTGGTATACCTCGAGTTGATCAGGACTAAGGTCTGAAACGGTGAGGCGTTTGTCAACCATTCGCGGTCTCCGCAAGATGCTCGTCCAACATCGCCCCCGCATCCTCCCAGTTATCGCACGCATGTTCCGTATTCCAACCGCAAAGGCAAACTATGTGAGGCTGATACCCGAAGCCGCTGTTGGAGTAACAGGCGACCTCGATGCCGTGCTCTACCGGAGGTTTGGCCGGCTCCTTTTTCGGGATGCGCGTGATCGTAGCGAAGGGCACTCGGAGCTTCTTCTTAGATGCCATCCTTCTTTCCCCTCCTTGCCTTGATCTCGTCGTAGATGAACTCACTTGCCTTCGTGAAGAAAGCCGTCGCCGCCGCAATGACAATTGCTTCAACGACTCGCGCGCGCCCGTCAGGCGGGCAGGGGCAGTAGTCGGGCGGATCGTCGGTGGTGCGCCAAGGGACCATGAGTTAGCCTCCGATTCTGCTCCGGTCGAGTTCCAAACGCACGTCTCTAACGGGTCTCACTCGCGGTCCTTAGGGTTTCCCCGCGTCACGTACGCTTTCTTGTCGACCCCTTCGACGAGGGCCCTAAGCGCCCCCATCATCATCTTCTCCCGCTCACCCTGCCCGGCCGCTAAGAACTTCTGTCGCTTCTCGAGTGACCAAGCCAGACGAGGCTTACAGCAAGAGAAATCGGGGCAGCACTCATGGTTCTCATTAGGGCAAACTGAGTCACCGATGGCCCAACGCTGAAGCTGCTCCTCGGGCGAGAGGGCACCGGCCGGTTTCCAAGTCATCAAACATCGCATGTCGGAGCATTTCCGGTCAGCGACAGAGTGGCGGGGGCAACCTTTCATCTTTCCTCCAAAGCCGACTGCTCCCCGAGCCTCGGGAAGTTGAGCCGGGCAAATTCGCCAAAGTGGCGACGGGCGGCCTCGTCGTAAGCGTAGGCAGCCTCCTCCTCGGTCTTGAAGCAGCGGCTTGCAATCCGACGGTTGTCCTCCGAGATCTGCATGAGCCACCGATCACGTCGCGTGACGAAACAAACGCCCTTGTACCGTGATGAACGACCCGCCTCCTTACGCTTGTTCATGAGGTTTTGCGAACGCGTAGCGGGCCGAAGATTCGCGCGACGGCAATCAGCGCGGTCGTTGTTGATGTGATCGACATCACCTTCCGTGATCCCGAGGATGACGCGGTGGAGCCAAATGACCCGTTGGCCGTCGAACCGAACGACGTAGCCCCACTTCGACTTGTACCAGAACTCAGCGTTGAGCTCCTCGAAGCGGTCAGCGTCGACGAGTGCGAAGCCGCCACCGCCTAGCGGTATCCAACGAGCTCCCCGAGGCGCCTTAGGCGCAACTACGTCTCGACGCGCCTTGCACTTCAGAACGTGGTGGAATTTGCAAGCGCATCCTGGTGAACAGAATCGCTTTTGCCGAGCCCCGAGGAGCGGGCCCTTGCAGTTTTCGCATTTACCCGAAGTCACTTAGTCGCCTCCCAGTTTTCGCCTCGATAGGCTGCATAAACTCGATCCCGTTGTCTGGCACCCGGATCTTTTCGGACCAGACATCCTTGATGATCGCCATCTGCTTGTCGACCAAATTCTCAGGGGTCTCGTAGATCGCCGAGTCATACTGGTACATGACTTGCCTAATGCGCCTCGACATCCGATCGTCGATGACCCCCAGGCGGTAATTCATGATGTCGGCGACCCCGGCGGAAATCGGGAAGGCGCTCACCTCAGTCGGCTTCGGGTGGAAGCCAAGCCAACGCTTCCGACCTAGGAAGGCGGTCCGCAGGTACCCTTGACGTTGGCATAGAGCTACGTTCTCGTCGACGTATTGGAAGTAGCGCCAGTAGGTCGAATGGATCGCATCGATGGCGTCTTGACAAACGTCGATCTCAACATCGAAGCCGTTCTCTAGGAGCGTCTTGAAGAGCTTCTCTGCCTCACCGAGGTAAGAGATACAGAAGCCGCACTTCTTCGCGAGGTCGCGGAACCGGAAGCCAGCTCCTTTCGGGTCCTTCAGGTCCTCTAGGGCTCCAGGCACCGCCCGGAAGAGGAGGCGCGCGTTTCCGGTATGGATGTCGGTCTCGCAAGCTTGGATGAAGGCTTCATCCCCTGAAAGATTAGCGGCGAACCTCATCTCACATTGGCTTAGGTCAAAGTAGATGAAGACGTGACCGGGCGAGGCAATGTAGATGTCCCTGAGTTGGTCCTCAGGCTGAGGGTCCTTGCGCTTCTTCGGCTTGCAAGTCTCCTTGTGGACCATCCCGTCGATGAGCTGTAGGCCGCACCCAGGGCACCGCTGCATCTTGGTGATGTTGAGGATGTTTGGGTTGCGTGTTGCGGCTCTTCCAGTCTCGGTCCCATAGCTCCGCCAGTGGGGGTGGACTCTTCCATCGGCCCCGATCTTGACGTTGTCAAGGTACTCACTTCTAGAGTCATTCGCGGCCCGCCAGCGGATGATGAGGTCCGCAAGCTTCGCGGCTCGATTGTGACCTCCCTTCAAGGCCTCGAGAACGACCGCGTTAGCGGCCGGAAGCCCCGTCGGGGTGAGGGGCGCCAAATAGGTGGGGGCCTTCAACTGCTGGAAGAGCGCCCTCCGGATGTCATTCGGCTTCGACGGCGAGAAGTTGCGGCGCCCGAGGAGCTCCCTCATCTCCCCCAACAAAGCAGCGGATCGGAATCGAAGCTTCTTGGAAAGGGCTTTCTTCCGCTCGACATCAACTAGGATCCCGTTGATCTGGAGCTTTTGGCAAAGCAAAGCGTGCCGCTTGTCATGCTCGTAAACCTTTCGCTCCGCGTTCAGATCCGATTGCATCCGGATCCAAGCGAGGCTCCCTAGAACGACATCGGCGCGGTTATATTTGGCGAGGTCTTCCTTCTTGACTCCGAAGCCAGCAACCCCCTTTTCCTCGGAGCCTTGCTTGAAGCGGGTCTTCCACGCAGAAGTGTCGGTGTAGATCGAAGCGACGTGAGCCAATGACTTGGGCTTGTCGGAGGCGAAGGCATAATGGGCGAGGAGGGTATCCTCATACCGAGGGTAGCGAATCCCCAAGCGGCCAAGGGCGATGGAATCGAAGGCGGGCCCATTATGAGTCAACGCGGTCCTTGATCGAAGGGCTTCTCGGAGAACCGGGATCAACCGCTTGTGCCAAGGGTCGAGGATTACCACCGCGCTCCGGGGGATCTTCTTGATCTTGCCCTTCTCCCACCGCTCGATGGCTCCGACGTCAGCAACCCCGATGCAGGTCATCCCGACGCTCATCGGGTCGTTACCGTCGGTCTCGATGTCGACGTTGACGAGGGGGCCCATCTTGCCGAGGAGCTTCTTGGCTAGCTCGGGGTTGTCGGTCTGAACGAAGGTCCCTTCATCTTCAAGCTGAAAGGGGGCCCGGCTCCAGCGAACCGCCCGGTCGATGTCGATCCGGAGAACCGGCAACCAAGAGTCAGCCCCCCGAAGGATGAAAGCCGGATGAACGCTAGGGATAACAACCCTCCCGGAGTAAACCTGTCGGCTACTGATGATGGCTAAGGAATCCTCGGCGCTCTCCAGTTGCTTTTTGACTTTCTCGGTTGGCTCCTTCAGCCGGAGCTTCTCAACCTTTCGGGTGGCGTTGGAGACCTGGCCGGGTTTGATCTCCGAGGCATGCCAAATAAACCCTCTGGATTTCATCACCCCGGTCTTGCCCAACACCGATCGGGTGGCTTCAGCGCCGAGGGCCAAGATGGGGATGGCCTTGTCGATCGAGGCCAGCTCATTGGCCAACCGGGGGGCGCAACAAGCAACGGCCCGCTTCATCTCTTGGTCGGAGTCGTTTCGGCAGAGCGCCGCGTTGGTTACCCAAGCGTCGGCGCGGTCGAAGCCAGCTTCCTCAAGGCAGCGATCGAGCATCTTCCCGCTGGGGCCAAAGAATGGAATGCCGGATCGCTCTTCTAGTCTACCCGGGTTCATTCCCACAATCACGAGCTTGACCTTGCCGGAAGCCGGAGCTTGGGGAGGAACCGGTTGCTTCTGATTTAGGGGGCACCTAGAACATTGCGCGCCTAGGGCTTCGGGGTCGAAGGTCATGGCTCAAACGGGGCGTCGATGGTATCGGGGTGCTCGGGCCGATGCGCATACAGAAGAGCGCCGCAACTGCAAAAGCACGGCTCACTCACACGCTCATGCCCGCCATGCTCCCGACGCCAATTGACCGACCACGATTTACAAATGAGGCAGTTATGCCCATGCTCATAGCTAAAAATAGAGCCGGTAGGCATCCCCCATCTTTTGTTGTCGAACCGATTTTGGGCCCTCAACAGCAACCGAAACTTCACCTCGGCGGTCGCGATGTCGAGGGGGGCCGCGGAAGCTAGACAGGGGTAGTCACGGGGCTTCATCGCTTTTGCTCCCTCCGCCGAGCGACATCGCACCGGATAGGCGCGCAAATGGGGCAAGCGTTCGGGTTGTCTGGCGTATGCCTTCGTCGAGGGTGGAGGCTGGGCGACGTTTTACGTAGGTATTTCTCTACATACCGTTTCGCGTTCTCAACCGTCTTGAATCGAAGCGTTCCGGTGTAATCCCCATGGCGGCGCAAGAAGGGCTTGTCTCGAAACCGAACCTCCCACGGTAGGCGCCACCCAGGTTCGCTTTTGATACACCAGTCGCCGAACGTGGCCCCACCATCCACCGCCGCCTTCCAATTGAGTCGATAGTTGCGCCCCCCTTTGCCGCTATTTCCTCCGGGCTTCATAGGAGCTTGCTGCACCTCCGGCACCAGGGCCTACCATAGTGCTTCGCAAAAACGGGCGGCCCGTAGGATACGCATTGATCCCCTTCTGGGTGGGGGCATTCCGCTTGGCTCTTGTCGACGGCCGCCGCGGCTCGCTTGAAGGCCTCCGACGTTGAGCCTTTCTTGCGCTCGACTTCGCAGGCTCGAATCAATGAGGCGTTGGCGTAGCCCATTTACCTGATCCCCAGCGCAGCCGCCATCCCCAAGAAATTCTCCCGCGCCTCCGTCGGGCTCCACGGAACGATCCGTGCCATCCACGGGGTTGGCAGAGGAGCCCATGGGGCCGGTTCTGCAACAAGTAGATCCCGCTTTTCGGTCGCGAGCGCCTTGTTATCCTGGTGATGAACTTCCGGATCGAGCGAGCAAAGCTCCACCCCGAAGCGGTCTCCGATTGTCGCCGCGAGCCGCGCTTCTACGACGTCGTAGTTGATGAGGTACCGCTTCAGAGGTCTTGGGACATCGACGATATAGGCCTCCGCGGCATCATGAAGGAGCGCTTGCTTCCGAAGCTTCGCGGGGGAGTTCATAGCCACCAAGACGCAATGTTGCGCCGTGGGATAGAAGGGCCAAACGTGACCACCGAAGCGGCAAAGGTTGCTGAGCGCTACGGCGATGTCGATGAGGTGGACCTCCCTAGGGCGAGGATCGAGCGGGAAAAATTGGACCCCCGTGAAAGTTTGACACCAGTCACCGCGGCGTGGCTCATTGATACGGGTGGAGCTGGTTTCTTCCATCGGGAAGGAAACCCTCTTGCGGTTGACGAGGGGGAAGGTCATTTTTCTTCTTCCTCTTCAGCCGCCGCCACCTCGTCGAGGACTTCCCAGGCGTCGCCCATGAAGAGGTAAACCTCCCCTTTCTCATCAAGGGCGTAGACACTATCGCCGGTGGCGGGATCGTGGGTGACGGCAATCTGACAAAACTTCGGATGAGTCACGACTCGATTCCTTCCGGAGCCAGCGCCGCATCGCCCGTCGGGTCAAATATCTCGACTTGCTTCTTTGCGGCCCTCAACTTCGCATGCACCGCCCGGCCTCCCTTTCGGCCCGCCTCCCTAGCCTCTTCGGTCGTAAACTGATGGGCCTTCCCCTGAGCATGGGCGGCCTTTCCGCCTCGGCTCGAGATCTCCCGCACCTTGGCCGGATCCATCGCTGCGAAACCCTTACGCGACTTCCCATTATTTTCCATGTGAAACCTCCGTGGGCCGGGCCTGGAACGACCAGAACCTCTCAGCGCTCCGCGCGCCTACTCCCTACCGGTTGGTAGCTACCAATAACCCGGTCGGCCCAAAATGTTGCCGCAGATATCCCGCTGCGGCGCCGGCATCGCTAGGGCCCTCAGAATGACCCGCCAAGGCCGAGAGGTTTGCCCTTCGCGAATCTCTAAAGTGGCTCGAAGTTATCCGCGAAGTACTGCGCGGCCACAAGCCACTTGTCGGCGTGGTTTTTCGGGTTGCGGGCGATCATGTCCCCCTCTTTAGGGGAGCCCGCCTCCCGATCTACGGTCGATACAGCGACCCCGTACATGTCATCGCCCGGGGCCCATGGCCGGAGCTCTGCGATTTGGCTCCGGCGGTATTTCCGGAAGTCGGTCATCGACGGGCCGGCTTGCCCTTCGTGACCTTCGTCGATGTCTTCGCAGGTTTTGCCGGGGGCGCCTCCGGCTCCTCGTCGTCATCCGTTCCACCCATCGGAGAGAGCGTTCCCTCCTTCGGAGCCGAATAGGCCAACTGGGTGTCCTCGCCCTCTTCGCCTTCGGCCGCAGTGACCCAAACGTCGGTCTCCTGGTTCTTCAGAGCCGCACAAAGGTCGCGCAGGTCATTGATGGAGCCGATGGCCGTCGGGATGACGTCGGGATCCAACCCCAACCCGTCGCGGAGTGCCCGGAGCTTGAGCTTGCCGAAGTTGCCGCCGCGACCACCGGTGAAGACGATCCAGTCTCGCTTCTCGGCGCCGATGCTCTTCTGGGGGCCTTCATCTTCGCTCTCCGTGGACGTCATGGTCCAGGTGAGCTCGATCATGGGCTTGCCCTTTTTGCTCGCCTTTGCTTCCGCCTTGGTGCACTTCGCCCGGTAGGCGCCGGGGTAGACGTCGGGCTCCATCGTGTCGACGTCGTAGTTGATGGGTTCGAAGGATTGTCCGCCGTAGGAGCCCTTGCCGGCGTGGTTTTGC